AAAAGGTGTGGGATGCCGAAGATGGTGAGTACATTCAGCAGCCAGATACCACCATCGCATTAAAGGCCGTACCTGTCCCTGTCAATGCCAGCCTGGTTGATGGAACAACAATTCAGGCCGGAGATATGATCGTTAAGTCTGATTACTCCGTCATCCCATCGATGGAGGATAAGGTTGAGTTCTCTGGCGAACAGTGGTCAGTAGTTGGCATTGAGAAGAAGATAGTTAATGATGATGTTGTTGCTTACTTTATCCAGGTGAGAAAATAACATGGCCGGATTCTCTCTTGATGTTTCAGCGTTCTGCGAGAAAGCAAAGAAGAATCCAGAGACGGTTATGCGTGCTGTTTCTATAAAGCTTTTCAGTGCGATCATAAAAGGAAGCCCGGTAGATACTGGCAGGTTTCGCATGAACTGGCAGGCAGCAGGAGCATCGCCAGCTTCAGGAGCTATCCCAGGAACAGATGTAAGTGGAGATAAGGCATCATCAGATGCTGCAAACTTCGTTACCGCTACTGCTGACTGGCAGGAGCTTACTCTAACCAATAACCTGCCATACGCTGAAGTTCTTGAGTTCGGCGGATATCCAGGGGATGGGCCGAATACAATTGGTGGATATTCAAAGCAAGCGCCAGCTGGCATGGTTCGTGTTAATATAACCCGATTCAATACGCTGCTTAATGAAGAGGCTGCGAAGGTAAAATGACCTATTACGAAGATCTGACAAAAGCCTTTGATATTGCGCTGATGTCATTTGGAGCAACAAATAACATCAAGGTGTGTCTTGAGAATATCGATGCGCCTACCAGCACGGCAACGCCATATCTAGCCAGCTTTATGCTACTGGCTAACACTGAACAGGCCGATCTTGGCTTCAATGAGCAGCGTGCTGGCATATACCAGGTGGACATCAATTACGCATCAGCAAAAGGTAGTGCGCCAGTTAACAAAATGGCCGATCTGCTTAATTATGCTTTCCGTGCAGGAACAACCCGCACTAGAAACAATATCTGCGCCGAAGTACAATCAGTAAGCCTGGGGCCGCTCATTGTACAAAACGGATGGGCGACCCGCCCACTGTCTATTAATTTTATTGCATTTACTGAGAGGTTATAAAATGGCTGGCTTACAACCGTACAAGGGCGCGACAACCGCTCAGTTTTACGTTGAAGAGGTTAACCCAGGGGTTACGCCTACTTCTCCGGCATGGAAACCGTTGCGCAATACTGGCGGCATTCCTGCGGTGACTCGCGATGCACTGGTTTCTAATGAGCTTGATGGCGGTCGTGAGACGTCATCAATCCGCACAGGTAACCGTCAGGTTGCAGGTGAATACGCGATTGAGCTTAGTTCTGAGTCGCAGGATGATCTGCTTGCCGGAGCCATGACAAGCGAGTGGGTAGATGGGGAGACCATTTCTGGCCTGACCATTGATGTATCTGCATCAGCGAAGACATTCACCCGCGACACTGGCAGCTTCATTACTGACGGCGTTGAAGTTGGCGATCTGATTTATTTCCCTGGCCTGACTGGCGACAATGCAAAGCCTTTCTTTGCTACCACCGTAACTGCGCTGGTTATCACTGGTGCTGGCATTGCGCATACGCTGACGAATGAAACTGATGTGGCGACCGCTCTGACTACGGCAGACAAGTTAGGCACCGGGAACCTGTGTAAGACCTTCTCTATTTTGACCTGGATGAAGGGCCGTTGTGGTGGCGCTGACAGCTTCATCGTTACTCGCGGCGTTGAGTTCTCTGGATTCTCTATTGAGCAGGCTGTTAACGCCATGGTTACTGGGTCATTCCCGTTCATCGGGCTTAGCCAGGAAATCCTTACCGCATTACCAGCTGGATCTACCTTTAACTTCAGTTTCGATGCTCAGCCGTTTGCCAGCGTTGATGTTACTGCATTCGATGGTACCGCCAAGTTGGAGCTTATCGATACTTTCACCATCACGAACGACAACGGGACATCAGCACAGTTTGCACTTGGCGATGCATCGGTTGCCTTCGTTGAGCGCGGTCGCGCAGCAAACACCTTCAGCCTTGCAGGGAAGTTGTATGATACAGTGCTGCTGGATAAGTTCCTGAACGAAAACCAGGTTGAACTAAGTTCGATCATGAGTGGTCCTGATGGCGCGATGTCGTTCACACTCAAGCGTGCGCAGTTCACAGCAGCAACGCCTGAGATCGGCGGCCCTGAGTCAATCACGCTGAGCATTGAAGGTCAGGCAACGGGTACGCCTATGCAGTCTTCCATTGTGATTCAGCGAATCACTTACCCGTAACAGAATTGCCGTGGATAGGTTCGCAACCGACAAGGCGACTGGTTATCGCCTTCCACGGCATCACCAAACCAATAACCCTTTAACCACAGGATGAAATATGAGCAACAAGAAAACAGGCACTACTGGCGGCAACTTCGAACAGGCTGTGAATGATCTCGCCAAAGGGGCAAAGCCACGCCTTAAACTCTCTGATTTCTACTTCGCCGACAAGCACGCAGCTGGTTCTAAGATGCCAATCGTGCTTCCATCTGGCGAAGACTCTGGAGAGTGGTTACAGGTGCGCGGCCCTGACTGCGATGATTCAGTGAAGGCAAGCCGTGCTTTCACTAGGGCACTGTTTGCCGTTGATGACCAGCTTGCTGGGCTGAAGTCAGAAGCAGAGGCCAGTAAAAACTGGTACAACTACAACGTGGCGAAAGAAGACAATACTCGCGACCTGAATATCGAGTTCATCTCTGAGATCGTCATTGGTTGGTCACTGGACGAGGAATTCAACCATGAAAACCTTCGTGGTCTTCTGTTGCAGTTCCCAGGGCTGATTGACCAGGTTACACGACACCATGCTGCTATGCGTGAAGAGCTTTCAGCAAAGTAAATGCGCTGTACTCATTTGCTGAGTGGGTTTTCGTTGATAAGCAGAAAAGGCAGAAGTTTGACAGCATATCAGACGGCCACAAGGCGGCGCTATTGGCTATGGGTGTCATAGACAAGGTGGAAGAAGCAGCGCAACCAGAGGGGCCATCGTGCCCCTCTATTTTTATTGGCACCTTTGAGAAGTACCGAGATCTTAAGTTTATTAAGAAAGAAACGGCAGGTTCGATAAAGCTTTATCCGCGCGACATGCTGACATGGCAGGATATCATTGCGTATAAAAATGCTACTATGCAGCATATGAGCATTATTGAGTGCGAGGTCATAATGGGCCTCGACGGGATCTTTGAGGGTAGAGACGATGGCTGATACAGCTTCTCTGGTAGCAAGAGTAAAAACTGAAGGTGTCGATCAGGCAGCCAGGCAGCTTGATGATTTTTCTGCGGCTGCTGCTGAGGCAGAAGGAACAGCATCGGCATATGCGCGCGCCCAGGCAAAGGCTGCATCCGAGGCAAAGAAAAGCATCGCGCCTGTAAAAGGCCTCTCTGACATCACCGAGCAGCTAGGCAACAAGATTGCCATACTGGAAGAGGCGCAGACGAATGGAGCAAGATCTGCGGCAATACTTGCGGCTCAGCTAAAGGCTGGTGCATCTGCATCTTCTGAAGAGCTAAATAGAATAGGAGATTTAACAGGAAGGCTGTATGACATGGCTAATGCCACTAAAACTGTGGCAGCTAACCAGGATGAGTTCAGAAAAGGAGCGCAAAGGTCTGGAACTCAGGTTCAGGCAGTTGGTTATCAGGTTCAGGATTTAGTTGTACAGCTACAGTCTGGCACTTCTGCATTCGTTGCCATAGGCCAGCAGGGTTCTCAGCTGGCAGGCGCATTTGGCCCTGGTGGTGCTGTTCTTGGCGCAGTGATTGCCCTGGCATCTGCTGCTGGTGGCGTGCTTTATAAGTCATTCAATGATGCTGAAGTCGGAGCTAAGAAGCTGGAGGAGGCTACGCGATCATTGCAAGGCGTCCTGCGAGAAGGATCAAATGGCGCGCTTGAGCTTACTGACGACTTCCTTAAACTGGCGCAGGCAAGTAACGCAGCTGCACAGGCCAAGCTTGCCGCCAGCCTTGCGGATGCTCAGACTCAGATCAGGGCCGCAGGTCAGGCTGCTGCTGAAGCCTCAACTAAGTTCGATTCGTTCTTTTCCGGTAATGTTTTCTGTGCTGCCAACGATCTGCAAAAGCTAACCAGTGCTGGGATGGATACGGCTCAGATTATCCAGACTATCGGCAGTTATTCATCTGCATCTTCTGAGCGTGTAACCGCCCTGCGTTCATACGTTAATGGCCTTTCGAGTGATTTCGGCATCACAGCAACACAGGCACTTGGCCTGGTAGATCAGTTAAAGGCTGTTCAGCAAACAAAAAGCCCTGAAGCTGTTATCGCCCTGGCTAAACAGCTGGCTCA